GATAGTAAATTGCTCCATCTGTAATATCAAGGAAGGTAATTTCGTTATATAATATTGCCGTTGACAGGTCGAGGAAATATTGGTATTCCTTTTTGTTATGTGGTTTATCACTCTTGCCATCACAATACCAGCTGAACTGACACCTATGTTTAATGGGGAACCGAACCTTGGGGTCTTTCCATGATGCGCGTGTAGGCCCCTGCTCTACCACCCCACAGACAGTATTAGGGAACCTTGGGTCATTGACCCTATTAAGAACAACAGCACTAACTGCTAATACACCAGCGGTGCCTTGACTCCTTGCTTCATGATACATGTTCATTGCGAGACATTCATTAGACCTATCATCGTTTGCTATAGCGGTGTTAACAGACATTACCATTGCGGCCGCGAGAAGTATTTCAAGGCCGTTCATTCTTCACCCATCTGTTCAGTGAGATACCGTTTGGCATACTCAGATGCTTCGTTACTCTTGAAGTACATCCCAACATCCTCAACCACTTCATCAATGGTAAAGTCACCCATACTGTATCCGTTGCAGAAATCTTCGATGTCCATCATATAATTTTTTATCTTACTCATTTAACAATCCTCTTTCATATCTTCACGATTTGCAATTCCTGTGTCTTCACAGAACCGAACGAACAACCCCAACTGACGGCCATATGCCTCAATTTCCCAAGGGTAATCCCAGTAATCAATATCATCCATGTGCATCTTCTCACCTTTGAAGCGAACCAACTTGGGGGAGTTTACATACTCATACATTTCATCTTTTGCCCACTGTTTGATGTGAACCATCTCATGAGCTAGAGTGATGAGAATATTACGGATAGAACATGTGTTATCAAGTTTAATGGTGAACTCTTTAGGGCGTCTATCTTCATCTTCCCAGATGGCTGTCCCTTCCCTATTATCTTTTTTAAGAAGGGTGCGTGTCAACTCGATATTGATCTCCAGACCGGCCATCAGGCGTTTTCCCATCAGTTTCTCAGCATACCACCAACTGGCAATGTTGACTAACTTGCGAACCGCCTTATTGGAACCTGTAACATTAACTAGCATGATCAATCTCTCTCATTTCTCAGTTTATACCTTATTATAGACCATAAAACAGGGTTTGTCAAGAGAAATCGTAAGAAATCGTAGCCGCTAAGTCATTGATTCTAAAGGAAACTCAAAAAAAGTTACCCTGCGGCTAAACCTTTCGCTTGTGGATATGACCCATCCACATCAAATCGTTTATAATCGTCATCCCAATCGAAGGCCTCTTTGACCACGTTGTCAGACAGGCCCTTGTATTTCTGGTGTAGAATTTTGTCCTTCGCTGCACACAACAGCTCCGCTTCGGCCTTATGAAGTCCCTCAAGCATCTGGACAAACATTATCTCACGTTTGTTCTGGGTTAAAGTAGGATTGCCGCCCTTGATGAAATGATACAACTTCCTGGCTTCATGCGCCAATTGAGTATGTTCTGTTCCCTCTGGAGCATCATTCTGATTATAAGGAACATCGCCCTCTGGGAGTTCCCAAACAATCTTGGGGTCAAAGGATGCCTTGCAAATCATGCGAAGGGCCTCCGTTTGATACTTCCTCAGAAAAGTAACCTTTTCCTTCTTCGATTTAATCTTGGAAACCTTGTCCAAAATCTCTGCGAAACCTAGTGTGTATGTGTCTATAGCCATTAAAATTCTCCTATCGATTCAACGAGGCTGCGTAACCTCTTCTGTGTAAAATAATTTAGTAGTTTGCTACGGTCACCTTCTGGTGCATCCTGATATTCCTTGAGGATTTCTACAAACATCTCTGGTGGCGATTCCTTCAGATCAATCAGTTTCTTGTTCCTCTGATAATTGCGCTTGACCTCATCGTTAGGAAATTCTCCAGCAACCATAACAGAAATCTTCTTTCTACTCAGGGGTTTCTGTCGAAGACTATCTACAAAGGTATTGTCTGGAGATAGCACGTTAGGAATGCCGTCACTGCTGTCGCCCTTCAGAACGTGCTCATCCAGATAAATGTAAGGATCAATGCCGTTCACAAATTTCTTGGTGATTGGGCTGTACTGATTCACATTGCGATATTTCTGTAACTGGATAAAGTCCTTGTCGCCAGACAGGATTAATGTCTTGCCGTTGTCAAACTCCAACTCGCCACATAATGCAGCGATAATGTCATCTGCTTCAGCGCCATAGACCTCTAGGTGTTTATAGGGGAAGAACTCTTTCAGTTCAGCCTTGACCGCATTTAGCACTTTAAAGATAGCATCCCAATCGTTAGCAGAAGATTCTCTACTCTTTTTGCGACTGTGTTTATACTCAGGATAGTAGTCCCTGCGCCAGTAGTGCTTGGAGTCATAGCACAGAACCAACTCACCATACTCATCGCAGAACCTCATGCGATACATGCGTAGGGAATTGAGAATCATATGGCGAACCATATCCTCATCGGGCTTGGTCTGCTTTGTCATGTGCAGATGCATCATTACGGATGCAACTGAAATCTGGTTCATGTCAACTAATATCATAATTATTCTTTCGTTCTATTTAGTAATAACTGTGGCATTGAAACTCATCATACGCCGTTCACCTTCAACTGAAAATGGATATACAAAATGTTTCAACCAAGCTGGAAATACTAGAAACTTACCCACCTCTGGTTTAAATTTTAGATTGTCACACCGAAATAATTGAGCCTCACCATATGCATATTCAATCAATCCCTTTGCGGGATAGTGGTCTTGGAAATCTTCGTCCCACTCATCATTCATACCCTCTGGTACTTTAAGATAGATACCACCAGAGAAGTCTCCGTTGTGGTGGTGAAAGGGGTTGAAATCTCCAGCATACTGACTAACTACCCAACTGTGATCTAGATGGATATTATCCAGTGTAGGTTTTTTGTTCCTGTTTTCAGAGTCCAATCGAGTCCAAGGATTATTTCTATTTTTGTCTAGTATATAATTCAGATAATCAAGGCATCCCTGTTTAACGATTTCTAACAGAAACAATTTGTCATCTTCATTAGTAAGAGGAATTAGAATTTCCTTATTCACTTTGCCTACAAGCTTATGTGACCAATCCCACTTCTTACTCTTTTCCTCACTGGAGAGAACATCATCAGACACATCATTAACAATGTCTACGAACCGCTGCGGCACTGTAGTCTCTAGAATTGTTGGGCTAAAGGGTTCATGAAATTTCTGGGTCATCAGCATTATCCTCTAACATATCAGTAAGCTCAGTAATAATAGTGAAATCAACATCTGTTTCAACAGAATTATCTGGGTGAACCACAATATCAACAAACTCTTCCATGAACTTATGTGTTGGATGTTCCAGCTCCAAGTCTCTGTAAATAGAACCCTGCACCAACGCAATAACCATCGCCATGTCACGAATAAAAGAATTTTCAGAAATATCGATACCGTTCTCGTCCATCGTATGTATCATTTGCACAATCAAACTCTGAGAGAGCTCTTCGGCAAACTGAAGCTGCTGGCGGGCAGCAATAATATCCTTATCAGGAAGCTTTACTTGTCTTCCGCTTTTTGCGAGCCACGGTCCCTTTATCACGTTCTCCGGTGGCGTCTCTTGGTTGCTCATATCCATCTTCCTCTTCAAGCATTTCTTGTGTATAGGTACACCCCATATCAGGGTAAAAAGTTCCTACGTTTCTTTTTGACTGACCTTTCTTTGGGCCATACCAGTAATATCCTAACGCATAGCAACGATTACGAATCTTGCCTTGTTGCTGTTCCCCGTAGAACATATCAACCCAAGCGCCATCACGAAGATATCTTTGCATATTGCGAATATATCCTTCATGGTCAGCAAGTCTTGCTTCTGCACCTTTGACATTCTGTCTGACAGATGCTCGTTCAGCCTTCGCATACCCCTGTTGTGACTTAATCCATTGCTTGACCTTCATAGGACTCAGTTGATGATCATCAGGTAAGTTACGCAAATTCTCATGAATACCAGACTTTCCATAATCAGGGTTATTTGCTGCCCTT